CTTCGAGTTCGACCGGCAGGATTCGAGCGTGGAAGCCTATTTCACGCAGGCCGAAGCGAACTTTTACGCTGGCCTCCCGCCTCCGACCGCCGCCATCACGCAGACCATCAACGAATTGGATGGGTCGATCACGCAGTTCCAATATACCGGCGTGCAATTGAAGTTGACCGACGCCGGCACGTGGAAAGGGCTGGACAAGATCAACCCCAAAGTCGGCTGGCGCGCATCGAAGAAGATCCCGCTGACGATCGGAGTCTGATTCGATGACGAAAGTTACCGTAAATCGGACTCAGACCCCGACCGAGCAACTGATCGCGCGGGCCACCCAGGAAGCGGAGGTCGTCGACGCAAACGGCCGCAAGATCGTGCTGCGCAAGCCGGGCGCGCTGGCTCAGTTTCGGCTCGCCGAAGCGGTCGGCAACTCGTCAACGAATCAGGGTTATATGGCTATGGTCATGCCGCTGATCTTCGTCGCATCGATCGACGGCATCATCGTGCCTCCGCTGGAGCAGAAGAAACATGTGGAAGCGCTGATCGTTCGGCTGGACGATGAAGGCGTCGCGGCAGTGCACAAAGGCGTGTACGAACACTTCGGCGAATCCACGGCGGAGGCCGACCGCGAAGAACTAAAAAAATCGTAACGTCGGCGCCGATTCGCGAGGCGTTATGGCTTGTCTCGCACGGCGTTGACCTCGATTTGGCATTCAGTTTGGACGATGTAACCCGGGCCGCTTACTCAATCATCTTTTCCGAGATCGAAGGGCAGAAGTTTGATTTCGAGACGATGAGTTTCAGGAAGCAAGAATGAAAGAATTCGGGAGTATGGCCAAGTTCGCCGAGCATCTGGTGATGCTGTCGGCTGGCGGATTTGTGTTGGCGATGCACAGTGGCATGAGTGCCGTTGGCGCGCTCGTTGAAGCGCGTGCGAAAGAAGAGATCGGCGAATACCAGCCGGCAGTTGGTCCGTTTCAGGCGTGGCCGGAGTTGGCGCAAGCCACGAAAGACGACCGGGTGCGTCAAGGTTATTCGGAAAACGATCCGTTGCTACGTACGGGCGAGTTGCGCGACTCAATCAGCCATGAATCGGCGGGTTTGGAAGTCGCAATCGGCTCGACAAGCGACGTGATGGTCTATCACGAGTTCGGTACCAGCAAGATGCCAGCGCGGCCGGTTCTCGGCACGGCTGCATTCAGCAGCAAGGACAAGATCATGGAGATCTTGGGGAGGGCGGCGGTGATAGGGCTGGCAGGCGGGCATGTGTTGCCTGACCAGATCCGTGTGTCCCACATCACGAACCCGTGATGAAGTGCCAGAAGAACAGGCCCATGAAGATCAGCAGTGCGCCTGACACAGCCATCACGACGACGCCGAACCAGATCAGCCAGAGTCCTTCCCAGAGCTTTAGCTGGTTCGGTCCTCGATCGGCCACGGTTCTAGGCTTTATCCGCCGGACGCGCGGGTATTGAACGAACGAAACCCGGTCTGCCAACCATTCTTGAGCGCGGGAAAAGGAATTTTGCATGGCTAATAGGCCTCCTTACGTCGGCGGCATCTATGCCATTAGAAACCTAGTCGACGGGAAATTATACGTCGGCTCCGCAAGTTGCATTGAAAGGCGCAGAAAAGATCACTTTAGGATGCTGCGAGGCGGCTACCACGTCAATAAGCACCTTCAGTCGGGATGGCTTAAACATGGCGGCGAAGCTTTCGCATTCGAGATACTTGAGGTGGTTGAGGATCCGAGCCGTTTGATTGAAAGAGAGCAGCACTACATCGATTACTTCGCCGCGTGCGACCCGGCGAATGGCTACAACCGGCGCGCTATCGCTCATAGCAACTTAGGGATGAAGTTTTGCCCCGAAGCTGTCGAGCGCATAAGGCAGAGTCAGTTAGGCAAAAGCCTTTCAGAAGCGCATAAGCAGGCGATCGGTGATTCGCAAAGAGGAAAGGCCAAATCCCCTGACGCTGGGCCGAAAATCAGTGCCGCGAAGCGTGGGATAAAGCGCCCAGGTGAATGGTCTGGGCGCATGGCTATATCGCTTCGGAAGTTCAGCGAAGAAGAAATTGGGCGCATGCACGAAATGCGAAATGCAGGGCTCAGTTATGAGCGGATCGCAAAAGAGTTCGGTTGCGTGGTTTCGACGGCGCACCGTGTAATCACGAAGCGCGGACTTGCATATAGGCAACAAAATGGCATTTGAGGCCTATCGTGTCGCGGTAAAACTTTCGCTGGTCGAAACCGTGTCTGCGGGCCTGCTCGGGCTCTCGCGCCACTTCATGGCAGCGAACAAAAACGCGCAGCAACTCCAGCGCAGTATAGGCCAAATCCAGAAGCTCATGATGGCCGGGGGCGCCATGGTGGGCGTGGGCGTTTTCGGGCTGAAGGCACTGCAGGCGCCGCTTGACGAAGCGAAGCGGTTCCAGACCGAACTCGCCAAATTCTCGCTCTATGGACTGGGCGAAAAGACGAACAACGAAGCGGCGCAATTCGCGAAAGCGATGAACGTCATGGGCTCGTCGGCGACTGAGAACATGAAGCTGATGACGGAGGCTCAGGGCGTCTTCCGGGAATCAGGATTGGGCGGATCGGCCGCACTTGAGGGCGCCAAGCTGGCGGCTCCGGTGCTCGCCAAGATCGCGTTCGCCACGTCTTCTATGGACGAGGACTCGAAGGCCAAATACCGCACGTCCTCGATGGACATGCTGCGCTTCATTGAAATGCGCGGTGGACTCAAATCACCGACCGACTTCAACCGGATCGCGGACGAAGGCTGGAAAGCCATGCGCTCGTCGGGCGGCAACGTCGACTGGTCGCAATATCGCCAGTTCATGGCGCGCGGCGGCGTCGCGGCACAGGGCCTATCAGACGAAGCGCTGTTCGGCAAGCTTGAGCCGGTCATCGGTGAGATGAAGGGCAGCACAGCAGGCTTCTCGCTGCGCACCGCCTATAACCGACTGAACGGCATCATCCGTTTGCCGAATCAGGTCGCGCACGAACTCGCAAATTCGGGTGTGTGGGATAACAAACAGATCGATTGGAATAGCCAGGGCGGCATCAAGTCGTTCAAGGGCAATCCTCTCGTCAACCAGGCGCAGTTCGCGAGCGATCCGGTCGAGTTCTACGAGAAAACGATCAAGCCCATGTACGCGAAGCTCGGCATCGCCAGCCAAGCGCAGATCTCGCGCGAAAACGCGATGATCTTCGGCAGTACAGGTGGCGCGATGTTCTCGCTGATCGACCGGCAGTTGCCGAATATCCACGCTTCCGTGGAAGCTCAGCGCAAGACGCTCGGGATCGATGCGTCGGTGAAAGCCGCAGGCGGCACGCTGGACGGAAAGGAAGTGGATCTGCATGCGAAGTGGGCAAACCTGATGCTGCAGTTGGGTGACTCCGTTTTGCCGCTCGCAATCCGTGGTATCACAGCACTGATCAGCACGATCAAGGGCATCACGCAGTTCGCCAAGGACAACCCCGGCCTGACAAAGTTTCTCGTACAAGGTCTCGCGATCTTTTCGGTGTTGTCGATCGCGGCTGGCGGCATTCTGCTGTTCCGCGGCGCGTTGCTCGCGATGTCGGTCGCCATGAGATTCACGGCCCCACTGTATTGGCTGGGCTTCACCTTCGGACGCGTCGCCGGCATCGCGGTTGGCGCGTTCCGGATGCTCGCTCCTGCGATCATGTGGGTGGGCCGCGCGCTGCTGATGAACCCGATTGGCCTCACGCTGACGGCGATCGCTGGCGCTGCGTATTTGATCTATCGCAACTGGGATGTGATTGGACCGAAGGTGAAAGCTGTGTGGTCCGGTATCCAAACTGCATTTGGCGCCTTGGTCGACTGGTTCTCGTCCAAGTGGGCGTGGTTCCGTAGCCTGCTGCCGGGCGGCGGAACCACCCAGGATCCTAGCGCCGCCCCGAGAGGGAATGGCCCGCTAGGAGGTGCACCCGCATTCGCAACCAAAGGCAAAAACGACGGGCTCGTCCATACCACGATCAACATCGACGGCAAGAAAGTAGCCCAAGCCGTGACTCCGTACATCGCGCAACAAACTGGACTCTCCACTAGCACGGGCGGCGTCGACACTGGCGTAAGTCTGCCGATGCCGGGACTGAAATACTGATATGACGACACTCACGCTGGGCGATTTCGTCTTTCAGGACATGGAGGTCCCCGAGTCCATCGGGTTCGGTGGCGATCAGCGGCTCGCGATCAAGAAGATGATCGGCGGGGTGCGCGACATTCAGGCATTGGGACCGGATCCCCGTCCACTCGAATGGTCGGGGATCTTTTTCCCGACGCAAGATGGCCAATCGGCGCTTGATCGCGCGCTGACGCTCGAAGGCATGAAGAACGCGGCGCAGCCTATCGCGCTGTCGTGGGATGAGCTGTATCTGATGGTCTACATCAGGACGTTCGAGCCGGATTACCGGTTCGGCCGCATCCCGTACAAGATCGTTTGCGAGGTGCTGCAGGATCTCACGGCGCCCGTGTATGGGGATGCCGGCCCCGATGCGGACGATCTAATCAATGGCGATCTGAATTCGGCGAATTCGCTGACGTCGAGCATTGGCGACAGCACGTTGTCCGGCCTCATGGGTACCGTATCGAGCGCGGTCGGTTCGGTGTCCACCTTTGTTGGCGCGTCGCTGAGCACGGTCGCGTCCGTCCTGCAGCCGATCAACGCTGCGGCCCAGCGCGTGAGCGCGCTCATCACGTCGACCGATGCAACGCTCGCGAGCGTCGGCGTGCCGGCCGGTGTGTTGCCTTCGGTGCCGATCCTGGCGAACGTCGCGGTCTTCACGTCGCAACTCAACGCGTCCGGGTTGCAGCCGCAATTGCTTCAAGTGAGCGGGCTGCTCGGGCGCATGTCGACCAACCTCGGCCAGATCAATTCGAGCGGCCGGACAATCACGGTCGGCGGCGGCAACCTGTTCGATATCGCGGCGAAACAGTATGGCGACCCGAGCGCATGGACGCAGATTGCGCAGGCGAACAACCTGAGCGATCCGACGCTTGCCGGTATCTCGACGCTTATCATCCCGCCGTATAACAACGGCACCAGTGGCGGCATCCTCAGTTCCTAAAGCGCTATGACTGCATTTCTGACTCCGACCGGGCGGCAACCGCGCGGGGCGGTGAAGGTCAATGGCGAGCTGATTACGGGGTGGATCGATTTCGAGCTCGATAACAACAGCTTCTACTCGGCCGACACCTTTCGCTGCAGGTTTGCTGGCGGGCTGCTGCCGACCGACCGTAATGCGGCATGGTTCTCGCAGCAGCAAGACATGTTTGTCGAGTTGTTCATCGGCTTCCCGTCTGACCCGTCGAATTACAGCGCGTCCGATCTTCAAAGCTGGATTTACGGACAGGTCGACCACATCGAGATTGACCCGGTCACGTACACGATCGAAGTCGACGGGCGAGACCTGACGCGCGTGTTTATTGACGCGAAGACCACGCAGAAGTGGCCGAATCAGACGTCGAGCCAGATTGCGACCGCGCTTGCGCAAAAGCACAGCCTGACGCCGGTCGTCACCGCGACCACGACCATGGTCGGCAAGTATTACGAGATCGACCACGTCAACATGGCCGATGAGCGCTCGGAGTGGGACATCCTGAACTACCTGGCAGACCTCGAAGGATTCAAGGTCTGGGTGCGCGGCCAGTCGCTCTATTTTCAGCCGGCGCCAGTTCCCGCCAACACGACGCCTTATCAAATTGTCTATCAGGTTGCCACGACGAGCAGCGGGCCGAAGGCCAACTTCGAAAACCTGAAGATGCAGCGCGCGCTCACAGTCTCGCGCGGCATTCAGGTCAAGGTTCGCTCGTGGAACAAGAAGTTTGCGAAGGGCTTCACGGTCGCGTATCCGACGAGCGCCAAAACGATCAAGGTCGGATCGTCCTCGATTGGAGCCGGCGGCCAAGTCTATTCGAAGACCGTCGCCAACCTGACGCAGGACCAGGCGCTGCAAGCGGCGCAGAACTGGTACAAGCAGCTCGTCGCGCATGAGATGAAGCTTGAAGGGCTCACGATGCCGGGCGACAACGATCTGGACATCACCTCGATCATCCAGTTCGGCGGCACCGGCACGGCGTTCGATCAGCAATATTTCCCCGACAACATCAATCGTTCCATGAGCTTCGATGGCGGCTACTCAATGACGGTCACCGCCAAGAACCATGCGCCCGACTCGCAGGTGGTCGTATGAGGGGCGCACACGCACTATCGAATGCGATCCGCCAGCAGGCGCGCATGTCGACGAACGACTACTCGCTGCCGCGGCTCGCGACCATCACCAGTTACGACGCATCGAATCACGCGGTCAAGGTGCAGTTGCAGCCGGTTGACCCTGAACTTGGCCCGCAGGAATCGAACTGGATGCCGCTGGGCGCGATCGGGATTGGTGGTGGCTGGGGCGTCGCGGTCGGCCCGCAGATCAACGATCAGGTGCTGGTCGTCTACGAAAACGGAGACTTCAGTTCCGGTTGCATCGTCGGGCGTTATTTTTCCGTCGCGCAGCAGGCCATCGCGGTGCCGAGCGGCGAGATTTGGGCGGTTCACCAGACGGGCAGCTTCGTGAAGCTTGTCACGAATGGCGATATCGACGTGAACACCGCCGGCAACCTGAATGCGACGGTGACCGGAAACATGACGGCGAATGTGACGGGGAATTCAAGCACGACGGCCACGAATGCCAGTGTGACGGCTTCTGGCACAGCGACCATCACGGCGCCAGCAATCAAGATGGGCGCAACCGGTCAAACGCTTCTTCAGTTCGTTACCTCGGCGATGGTTGCCTTCTTCAATAGCCATACGCACACGTCTGAAACACCGGGCACGCCGACGAGCATTCCGAACCAGACAATGGGCAGTGGGCAGCTTACCTCTACCGTATCAGGCGGCTAGTACGCAATCCGAAGTAACTGAGCTAAAATAGCGGAAGCCGGCAGTGCTACCAACACGTGCCGGCTCCCTGACCAACCACCGTTCTCGGAGAACGACAGATGGCTGATGACGATCATATCACGCGTGTTTGTAAGGATTGTGGCGAAGAAAAGCCGCTGAACGGCTTCTATACGTACAAGTCCGGGCGTAACACCGGGAAGCCTTACAGTAACTGCAAGGTATGTCGCAATGCAAAAGGCGCGGCGTGGCGCAAAGAAAATCCCGAAAAGTCTCTCGCATACACACAAAAGTGGATAGAGAAGAACCGAGATGCCGTCGACGCCTATAAGCGCGAATATATGGCGCGGTACCGCGTCGATAAGCATGAGGTATGCGCGAATGGATGAGGGAGAATAGACCCCGCCTAAGGGAATATGACAGGGAGTATAGGCGCAAGAATCTTGAGATTGAGCGCGTGCGAGATAGGATGCGCTATGCAAAGCGCAAAGAACATTTCGCTGCGACTGCCCGCGAATGGCGCAAGAATAATAAAGAGCGTCACGCCCTGAACCAACGAGTGAATGGGCATAAGCGCAGAGCAAGAATGCGCAATGTGCCGGGTGTCATTACTGCCGCAGATATCAAGTTCCTAATCGGAAAGCAGCGAGGGAAGTGCCCTGTATGCCGAAAGAAATTGGGCAAAAAATACCACCTAGACCATATTGTTCCTCTGGTAAAAGGTGGCACGAATGAATTAACAAACGCTCAGTTGCTGCACCCAATATGCAACTGTAGCAAGCAAGCCAGAGATCCAATCGAATTCATGCAGTCGCGAGGTTTCCTCTTATAGGAAGCCCCCTCACACAATCAAGCCCGCCATGCGCGGGCTTTTTTATTGCCATCGAATTTATGCCAGACGTTATGCATTGGTACGGCGGCGACCTTTCGGCGTCCGCTTCGGGCGACCTATTGCTCGCCGATCAGCCTACGACTGGAACGCAGCGCGTCTATCGCCGCCTGCTGACCAATCCGGCACTTTCGGATTCGGCCGGCAACCCAGTCGCATCGCCCGATTACACCTGGCATCCGACCTACGGCGCGGGCGTGCCGCGCAAGGTGGGCTCGCCAGGCAACGTGCCGGTGACGCGCGCCCTGATTCGCGGGCAGATGTTGCTTGAATCAGCCGTTGCTCGACAGCCAGCGCCGTCGATCACGCTCACGCAGGTACAAGGCGCGGTGAGTTCGTACATCCAGTACACGGACGCCAACACGGCGACGCCTCAATTTGTTGAATTCGACGTGTCCAACTAATGGCAAACCTCAATACCCAATCGTTCTCGGCGATCGTCTCGAACTTCGCGACAGCAGTCCAAGGCGCGGCTTCGAGCCTGATTGATTTTACGATTGGCTCGGTGCTGCGCGCGATTAGTGAGGCCGTCGCGGGAGTGTGCCTCTGGATTCAAGGTTTGATCCTGCAATTGCTGGCGACGACACGCCTGTCAACGTCCAGTGGAACCGATGTAGACACGTTCGTTGCTGATTTCGGTTTGACCCGTGAGGCGGCCGTATCAGCCATCGGGCAAGTCACGTTCTCGCGCTTCACGCCGACCAATGCGGCCACGATCCCGCTGGGCGCGCTGGTGCAGACAGCAGATGGCACACAGCCTTTCGCGGTAGTGGCAGACCCGACGCAAGCCTACTGGAATGCAACGGCGAATGCCTATGTGATACCCGCGACCATTTCGAGCGGCTTGGTCACTGTGCAAGCTCAAAATTCCGGAGCGCAAGGTAATGTCAGCGCTGGCGCGATATCTGTGCTCGGCACCGCTATTCCCGGTATTGACTATGTCAGTAATGCCAACGCATTTTCCAGTGGCGTCAATGCGGAATCGGACACGGCCCTGAAGGCGCGCTTTGCGCTCTACATTCAGGGTTTGCGCGAGGGCACCAAGAGCGCAGTTGCTGCCGCCATTGCCGGATTGCAGCAGGGCATTCAGTACACGCTCACCGAGAACCAGACACTGGCCGGCGCCACGCAACTCGGCTTTTTCTATGTCGTGATTTCGCCATTTACGACGCCGCTACAAACGGCTGTCTACGCGGCAATTGATGCGATCCGCCCGCTGAGCGTGACTTTCGCGGTTTATGCCGCATCGAACCTGACGGCCAACGTCACGGCGACGGTAACCGTCCAGTCTGGCTACACGCATGCCACCGTCGCGGCTGCCATCCAATCTGCCATTCAGGCGTTCATCGCCACTATCCAGATTGGGCAGACGCTCTATTGGTCGCAACTATACGCCGTCGCATATGGCGTGGCCGGCGTGCAGGAGGCCACTGCGCTCCAGATCAATGGCGCCACATCTGACCTCGTAGCGACTTCGCAGCAGGCAATTGTGGTGGGGACGGTGGTGATTTCATGACGGGTGATCAGAACGATATCGTTTCGCGCCTGCAGTCTTACCTGCCTCGCGGCTGGTTTGGCGATCTCACTCAGGCACCCAACCTCAACGCGGTCCTGCAGGGGGCGGCATGGGGGCTTTCCAGCCAGTATGCGTTGCTGACCTTCGCGGGCTTGCAGACGCGAATTAAGACGGCCACCGGCGGCTGGCTCGACCTCATCTCGAATGACTTTTTCGGGACAGGCCTGCCGCGACTGCCGAACGAGACAGATGGCGCATTTCAGGCGCGCATTCTCGCCAACCTGTTTATCAAGGGGCCGACAAGAGCCAACATGTCGGCGGTCCTGACCCTGATCACAGGGCGCGCTCCGACCATCTTCGAGCCCAGCAATACGACCGACTCGGGCGGGTGGGACGCGCAATTCTATTGGGATACAGGCGTCGGGCGGTGGGGCGACCCACTGCCTTACCAATCGCTTATCACCGCGTATCGGCCTACTGGTGGGCTGCAATCGCTGATGGAATGGGACACTTATCGGATGGCTTTCGACGCCTACGGATACTGGTCTGATTCACAAGCGACCAGCGTTACCGACGCCGCAATCATCGCTGCCGTCGAATCTACACGGGCAGTTGGCACCGTAGTCTGGCTCCGGATAGCGAACAACCCCATCACGCCGTAATCCCCGCACACATTGATCCAGCCGCCTTCGGGCGGCTTTTCTCATTTACAGGACCGAAATGGACCGCCCAATTATTTACACGCAGGAACAAGGCCGCAGCACCGACTTCCTGTTCGGCATGCGCTCGGCCATGATCGGGCTGGCGAAACTATCGAGCGCGGTGTTGGGCGCTAATACGCTCGCTCACGGCTTCGCCTGTACGCCCAATTCGCCTGCCGCGCTGAATGTCTTGGTAGGCTTGGGAGAGATCTACTCGCTGGCGGAGGTTGACAGCACGGCATATGGCGTATTGCCTCCCGATACCTCTGACGTTGTCCTGAAACAAGGGATTCAGCTCAGCACGACGACGCTCTCTTGCCCGGCACCTACGACGAGCGGATTTTCGGTCAATTTTCTGATCGAAGCGACCTATCAAGATAGTGATACGACCCAAGTCGTGCTGCCGTACTTCAACAGCGCCAACGTATCGCAGCCGCTCAACGGCCCCGGCGGTCTGGGCGGCTCGAATGCTACGGAGCGCCAGGGTATCGTCGTCCTGCAGGCCAAAGCCGGCACCCCAGCAACCACCGGCACGCAAACGACGCCCGCACCTGACTCGGGGTATGTCGGCCTGTGGGTAGTGACCGTCGCGTTTGGCGCAACCACGATCACGTCCGGCAACATATCCCAATATTCGAGCGCGCCGTTTATCACGAACATCCTGCAAATGTTGCAGACGGGCTCCGCGATCTATGCAGTGGATACGAGCGCTGCAGCTAACACTGTCACGCTCGCGCTTACGCCTCCCGTCACCACCTATACCGACGGTCAGCCGATCCGTTTCAAAGTCGCGAACTCCAACACGGGGGCGGTCACTCTTAATGCGGGTGGCGGCAACATCTCGCTCACTGGCGCGGTCGGCGCGCTCCAGGGCGGAGAGTTGATCGCGCTCAAGCAATATGAGGCGATCTACAGCACGGCTACGGGCACCGCTATTCTCATCGGTCAATCTGCTGGCGCCCTTCAAGTCGCCCCCGCTACCGCCAGCCAGCATGCAGCACAGATGGGCCAGGTTCAAACTGGATCCGGCACTGCCGGCGTAGATACCGGTGCCGCAAACGCCTATGTGGCCGCATTGGCACCCGCAATCACCACGCCGACGCCAGGCGCCCCGATCTGGATCAAGATCGCGCACACGAATACCGGCGCATCCACTCTCAATCTAACCGGTACCGCCTTCCCGATTTTGGGGTCGGCCCATGCAGCACTGCAAGGCGGCGAGTTGTTTGCAACCGGCTGGGCGCTGTTTGTCTGGAACGCGACCCTGACGAGTTGGGTGCTGATCGAGTGTACCGGCGCGCCGGTCCAGGTCTCCGTGGCAGCGCAAAGTGAGCAAGCCGTTCAACTCGGTCAATTAGCGGCGGGAACAAACTTGACCACTGTTGCCGCACTTGACAACAGCACGAAAATGGCAACGACAGGTTTTGTTAAAGCCAATGGCGTATCATTTTCAACGATCACACTAATTGGAGCATCCCGCACTTTAACTGCCGCTGATTTGGGGGCGAAATTAATATTTAATAGCAGCAGCACGCTGACGATTCCCACGCCGACAAGTATTGGAGCACGTGTCGGCGATGCCGTACTCATATCTAATTTCGGTGCAAATGTCGCAAATGTCGCATTTTCTGGGTCGACTTACACGTACAGCACATCCGGTCAAAGTGCATCGATTTCTCCGCTTGCCGGGGAGAGTTTGCTGTTGATCGCAGAATCGACCACCGCTTGGGAAGTAGGCTCATCTACCGCCGGTATGTCCAATCTTGGTTCGTTTAACGCGTCGATCTCCACAAATGGTTATTTCAAACTGCCAAGCGGGGTGATCATTCAAAATTTCCAGGCGACCACGGGGACTGGGGGGAGTGTTAGTAGTACGTTTCCTATTGCATTCCCCACAGCTGTATATGCAATTTATGCCACTAGTCTAACAGTTGGCGCACAAGCATGCGTGTCCGCAGAAGGCTTAACGGTTTCGACATTCGAAGTTTTCGCAGTCAATCCGAGTACCGGCGGCGGTCTATCAGGTCAAAGCATTGGTCTTTTGGCAATTGGAAAATAAAGAGGGCTCATGATGGGACAAAAATTTGCAGCATATAACGCATCAGGAGTTGTTGTTGGCTACTACGATGACGTGGATAGTCCGGTACCATCCGGCGTGAGCGCGATTGCTATCAGCGATGCCGAATGGCAATCGGCTTATGCCGCACAACCCCCCTACACAGTCAGCAATGGGGTTTTGCAATCCCCGAGCAGCGGCGATATCGCCGCTCACACAAACGCATTGGCCGTTGCCGCAATGCAGCAATCTGCTATTTCTGCATTGTTTGATACACGGGTAACATTAGAGCGAATCAACGAAGGTGTGTCACTCGGCACTTGCAGTTTCACGAACGCCGATGTGATTACATTCATGACGTATCGCAAAGCATTGCGCGAACTGTGCACTAATTCTACACTAACCACTTTGCCCATCAAACCACCATTCCCCGCTGGCACATAATATGACGACCGATCAAGCTTCCACAATCGAAACCGCGATGTCAACGGCGATATCGACGGGTGCCAATTCATATTCTCTCACTGCTCAAAATTCAGTAAGCAAATTGACCATTCCTCAAGGTATCAATCATCTTATCTGTGACACTGTGTTGTTGGGCCAATCAACATCGTCACAAAATTCAATATTAGAAGTCCTCAATATTACGGAATTAAAAACGGACGGGAAAAATATTATTTCCGGCGGCTATGTGACAAATTATGGTAGCGGTTTGAAAATTTGGGCAAACACTGCAGGAGGATGTTCGCTTTTAGATATCGAAGGTGTTGATGTTATCGGCGCGCCTATCGGGATAGATATCGGGGATATCTCGCAGCCCGACGCGTTAGTCAGTGAGCTTAATGTTTCCGGCACATCGACGCATGGCTGCCCCAATCCGTTACGCGCGACCGGTACCCAAACAGTAGCTCACATTGCTGACTCAAATCTCATTGCCAGTTACGGGGAGGGAACGGGTGCGTGGCTTAACGCGCCGCTGATCGGCATTTTGAGTGTGGGCGCTAATGTGACTATGCAGAACGGCGAACTACTGCAAACCTCATCGACTGCCACAACGTCGTATGGTGCGATGCTTGAGCCGATTCAAAGCGAAGCCACGCCTCCATATCCAAATCGATATGGGACGCTGACATTAACGGGCGTCACGATGGAAATTGCATCCACATTTATCGCCACGAGTAACCCGAGCAATGTGTCAAATCCCGTAGGCGGTGCGATTATCATGCAAGGTTGCACCGGCATTCACACGCAAAATTTGGTTCCGCTGATTGTCACCGACCCTGATTTCAGCGGAGATATTCGGATTGACGCGAGCAACAACATCTATTCGACGGTGCCGCGCACAGTGCCGACGATCAATGCTCAGGGTCCGTGCAATATTTATGTCGCTGATGGAGCATTTGGAGCCAATTTTCCTTCGATGTTGGCTGGGATCACCGGTGCTGGTCATGTGCATTTTTCGCATCGCCTCATTCTGGATGTTTCGAATCTTGAGGGACAAGCACTCCCCAACGGGGAAGCCACCGTTTTGAAATACCAAAACCAAAATACCACTGGGGATCTTGCATATTTTGCTGCCGGTTGGAATGCATCACAGGGTACATTTACGATAATCGCGCCAGGCGGGGTAAAAGGTGCTGAAATCGCCGCCAAACTTGATAGTGGGAATGTGACCGACGGTCAGATGTACATATCGGTGAATGGCACGCCGCTGGGCTTTGGCCCCGTAGATTTGATGGGATCGCCAACACTTGGCTTAGGCGACCTTAATTTTGGGGATATTGTAAGCGCGACCTTGATCAATATTGCAAGTGGCCCATGTGTTGCAGGCAGTACGGCGGCAGATTATATAAAAATATGGGCCTCAGCCTGATTCAAAGGTTTCTCTTGCAAATTATCTGTTTTTTGATATCGTGTGCTCGATAATATTGGGTACGGCACGATAATGAAAAAAATAGATTCCCTGACTTCTCTACGGTTTTTTGCCGCGCTGTGTGTCGCACTGGGGCATACAAAAGGGGGTTTCGCCGCTACGGCCTGGATGCCGTGGTTCCCATATGGCTACGGCGTGATCTGTTTTTTCGTTTTATCGGGATTTATTCTGAGCTACGTCTATCCAGATTTTCGAGCGATGCATGACGTGAAAGCATTCTATGTCGCCAGAATCGCGCGCATCTGGCCGCTGCACCTTGTCACCTTCGCCATTTTTCTGCTGCTCACACCGTCTGCGCAGTGGTTTATCACTCAGGCAACCGATCATCGGCTTCGAGTGACTATCGCCAATTTATTTCTAGTCCAGGCGTGGATACCGAAGTACGGTTACATGCTATCGTTTAATCCGGTTTCATACACTTTATCAATGGAGTTGTTTTTCTATATCATGTTCCCGTTCCTTTTTTATAAGTGGCGCTCGACATGGCACTGGAAAACACTACTCGTGCTAATTTTCAGCGCATCGATATTGACGATCGCGACAGCCAGAGGCGTACCGAATTACACATATGATCATTCAATGACGGTCTCAGCGTTCGGGTTAGGTGCTGCATCTCCGTTTGTCGGCATTGTGAATTTCATGCTTGGGATGCTCGGGGCGTCGATCTTTAAATGGCTGAACTCTAAAAAATTGCCGGATGGGATTGTTCTGTGGACGATCATCGAAGTTGCGGCGCTTTATTCTCTCTTCGTTTTGCACCGTTTTGGTGACTTCCCGAGCCGCGCCGTTGGGCATGTTTTGACCGGCTCGCCATGGTTGTATTTTTCAGATTCAGCGATTTCAGCACCATCATTCATGGTCATCATTATCGTGATCGGTCTCAATCGCGGGGCGATTTCTAAGATGCTGACAACTAAACCGCTGATATTGCTTGGCGAGACAAGTTTTGCCTTGTATCTGATTCACTTGCTGTTTTTTATGTGGCTGACTGCGAATCGTGCATCGCTGACCGAAATTCCTGATTGGGTTCAGTGCTTTTCGTATTGGACAGCATGTTTTGCATCGGCGTTCGCCCTGTGGGCATTGGTAGAAAAACCTTGCCGAATCAAATTGAAAGAATGGATTTTGACTCCTAAGAGAAAACGCGATACTAGTTTTTCAGCAATAAAAACCGTTGCGTAGTCGAATCATTCAACCATCAAAGCCGCTTTCGAGCGGCTTTTTTTATGTCTCGGAGCAGATGAATGAACGACCAAGACGCGATCAACGAGTTGCGGGACCGAATGGGGCGCGCAGAGAATGCGCTATCGCACGGCGACCAGAAATTCGTGGATGTCATGGATGGGCTGACAAAGGTAACGGCCCACTTGCAGCGCCAGGACGCCGCGACTCTTGAGCTTGGCAGAAAGATTGATCTGCAAGGCGAGCGCACTGCAGCGATCGTTGATATGTGGGATGGCGGCGTAAATGCCACGCGGTTCTTTTGTCGACTTGCGCGCGGCTGGGAGTGGGGTGTTAGGCAGATTTTCTCCAAGCGCTTTGTGGCGCTCGTGATTGGATATCTCGTTTTTCATTACATCTTTTTCCATTCGTTGCCCGAGTGGACGAAGTGGATCGTGGCCGCATACAAGATTTACGAGGGCAATTGAAATGATGCCATCAGTCATTCAAGTCGGCTGCGGCGCGACATCGATCAGCGCCGAAGCCTGGGCACCGCCGATCCAAGCGGCCTGCGATCGCTTCCAAATCAATACACCACTGCGCCAAGCCGCTTTCCTGGCCCAGATCGGGCATGAGAGCGCGGGTCTAACCGCTCTGGTCGAGAACCTGAACTACGGAGCCGCCGGGCTGATGGCTACCTGGCCGACACATTTCGATGCGCCCGAGGCCAATCAGTACGCACGGCAGCCGGAGGCTATCGCGAACTACGTCTACGCCGGCCGGAATGGTAACGGCGATCAGGCGAGCGGTGACGGATGGCTCTACCGCGGTCGAGGCTGCATTCAGATCACCGGCCGCACGAATTACACGTTGGCGGCGGTGGGGCTCGGCCTTGATTTGGTAGCCCACCCGGAATTACTCGAACAACCGGTCAATGCAGCGCTATCGGCGGCTTGGTGGTGGGCGAATCACGGCCTCAACGAACTCGCGGACGCGCAGAATTTTAGCCAGATCACGAAGGTGATAAATGGCGGACTCACGGGATATCCGCATCGCTTGGCGCTTTATGGGGCCGCGAAGGTCGCATTGGGAATTGCATGAAATTCCACGAACAGATGCATCACACCGGTGAGCGGGCAATGCTTTTCGAGTGTCCTGGGTGCGAATTCTTGCACGTAATTCGAATCACCGGAGGCGGTCATCCTTGCTGGTCGTTCAACGGGGATCTTGATAAGCCGACCGTTTCACCAAGCATATTGGTCACGTCGCAATGGAAGGGCGCTGACACGGTGTGTCACTCGTTCATCGCCGATGGAATGATCCAGTTTCTGGATGACTGCACGCACAAGTTCGCAGGCCAGACAGTACCAATTCCCGATTGGGAAGACTGATCCGCTTCAACTTATTCACTGACCCGGCCCCGCGCCGGGTTTTTTATTTCTAGACTATGACAACCAGATGCAGCCACAAAGTGCCGCTTGAGTCTCCGTGCGCGCAATGCACGGCAGAGGGGATGATGGCTGAAGAGCTTGGTGCGCCCTTGCAGGCCCATCCTTCCGATACGGAGCCAGTAAAGAGAAATCCATGACCAAAGAACACGAGCAATCTGAACGCCTGACTCAAGACGTGGTTTACCCGGCGCACGAAGATCGTACCGAGTCCTCAGAGTTTCGCAAAAACAAGAGGCTGCTGGTCAAGCAGCTTGATGTGCCGTGCTGGATTTGCGGATCGCGCGAAAACCGGGAGGTTCATCACCTTTTCGAGTGGAGCCTGTTTCCAGCGCTAGATACGGACAAGATGCTGGATACGCTGCATGTCTTCGATCCGTACGGCTACACCCACAAGATGGGCGAGCAGCCGATTGAGTCACCGGACGATATCCGAAACCTCGTCGTTCTGTGCGGTCATCATGAGGTTGGGGGTGTCGCCGTTCCCGGCGGTCACCATCGCGGTGTCAATCTCGGAGTCCACGAAATCACCCTGCCGATATGGCTATCGCTGCGCGCCGTGAAGCCTGGGATTGAAATCACGAAAGCAGTAAGCCACGCGCAGAACGAAGACAAAAAGCTTCGTGGCACGAAACAGCCATAGTATAATGACAAGGCCCACTCGGTGCGTCAACACCTTGTGGGCCTCTAACCTCCATCTAATCTCGGAGATTAAACGATGGCTGCGTCAGATTTTACTCTAATTGGCTCGCGGTTCTCCCGGCTCGTTGTCACAAGCCCATTTTGGGCCGATAAGTTCCATATCCGCAGAGTGCGATGCATTTGCGATTGCGGGTCTGAAACTGAGGCCAGTTGCCAACAACTGGTCAAGGGCATCAAGAAATCCTGTGGCTGCCTCAGGCGGGATGCAGCCCAAGCGTATGCTCTGAGGATGGCCGATGAAGGAAAGATCGCCTCGGTTTCCGCCGGATCCGTTTTTGGTCGATTGACGATCAAAACTGGAAAGGTGATTGGCAGTGGCGCGCGCCGTAAAGTTTTATGCGCGTGCGTATGCGGAGCGGATAAGGTTGCCGCCATCGCAGACCTCCGCGCAGGCAAGACGACGTCATGCGGGTGCTACCAGAAGGAAAGAGTGCAGGAAACCTTTCCTTTGCCTATCGGCCAGAGATTCGGAAAGCTGGTGATTGTGAGGGGCGCAGGTTATCAGGCGCGCGGTAGGATGGTTGAGGCTCAATGCGACTGCGGCAACCTGACTGTTGCGAATATCGATAACATTCGCAATGGACATACTGCTTCGTGCGGATGTCAAAAGGTAATCGCCGCCCAGTCAAGGGCGAAACATGGCCACTCGCGGAAAAGCGCATTTAACCGTACGTATTCGATCTATCGCGACATGCGCACGCGATGCGAGAACCCGAAGTATCGCGAGTTTCACCTATATGGTGGGCGCGGTATCGCCGTTTGCGAGCGGTGGCGAAGCGGTTACGAATTCTTCCTGCAAGATATGGGGGAGCGGCCGCCGGGCCTGACACTGGAGAGAGAGCGTGTGAATGAAGGATATTCGCCGGAAAACTGTAAATGGGCGACCAATGAAGAGCAGGCGAACAACAAACGCAACAACGTTTTCATTGAGCACCAAGGTAAACGACTAACGATTGCGCAGTGGTCGCGCGAACTTGGGTTGAAAGCTGGAACGCTATATTTCCGGCATAGCAGAGGATGGCCGCCCGAACGAATACTGTCCGCTTAATCCATCACAAACCCGCTTCGGCGGGTATTTTTTTGCCTGAAGTTACCCGTATCGACTCACCAACCCGCATAGGAGCATCAATGAATAACGCACTTGTCACCGGCGGCGTAGCCGTCACCTCGGGCTCGGTTGCTGGCTTGATTCAGTGGATTTTCACGGGATTCGGCCATCCGGTGCCGGCCGATGTTATGCCGCTTCTGGTCGGTGGTGCAGTGGCCGCCGGGCACGTCGCTCAGATGGCGATCAAAGCCAAGTTCGGCGCCGTCGTCGCTGCTCCGATTGCCGTCCCAGCCGCACCCGCAGCATGATTCGCGCTCTGTTGGTCTTGGCGCTCGCTGGCCTATCCGGATGCTCGACCTATATCGTTCGCCCGTTCTACAGCGCCGATCTCAAGAAAATGGTCTGCTGCGAAGCGCTAGTGCAAGACGGCCGAGATTTAACGTCACTCAGTCTCGATGCGACCGAGAACAACGGCAACTACGCTATCCATTTTCAAGAGGCTGGTGTCAGCGCCTCTGCCCCGATTGCGGCCGGTGCAGCAGGTGCCAGTGCTGTAGCCGGTGCGGTCACAAGCGCCGTTGGTGCCGCCGCAAAAATCTCTCTACCTTAGGAAAATCATGAAATCGATCTTTATCGCGGCCTTGGCCGCTGTTTGTGTTGCATTCGCCGGCTGCACCTCGGCTCCCGTGTCCATCCCCACGCCGCAGCAACTTGTGACGGATTTTTGCCCGATTGTGAATGCTGACTTGGCCGTGTTATCGGTCTCGCCGCTCCTGACCGCGAGCCAGCAATCGCTGCTGACAAATACGATCATCCCGGATAATAAGGCCGTTTGCGCGGCCGGCGCGGTTATCAATGTGGCGAGCCTCCAGACGTTGCAAGCCACGGCCTTCCCGGCGCTGATTACGCTTGTCGGCTCGCTGCCGGACCTGCCGAATCAGCCAGCTATTCTGCTTGGTTTGACGCTAGCTCAGCCGATTCTGACGCAGATTATCAATGCGTTGCCCGTTACGACTGCTCCAACCGCTGCATCAACACCTGAGGTGCAATGATGAAGACGCTTGCTGCCGCGATTTTTGCCATCGCACTGACAAACGCTCAGGCCGCCACACTTCAAGACACAGCAACCCGCTGCGTGTTAGACGGTGTAAATCAGAATCTAAATGCGGTTCGAGCGCCATCCAATTTTAATGCGTTGGGAATGGGGGAAATTTCCTGGAGCGATGTTAATGAGGCATTGTACTGCCCGCACATCATTGACCGAGCTAATGCTGAGGTTGCTCGTCAGGCAACTGATGCAAAGGCGCGATTCCAGGCTGATCTTATGCGATACAGCACGCCGCAATGATTCCTCTCGATTATGCGTTTCTGGCGCAGGAGGCCTATGCCGCAGCGCCCGATATCGGCATAGCAGATAGCGCCTCTCGGGCGATAGTGCGACAGACTCCGGCGGGTCTTGTTGTGGCGTTCCGCGGCTCCGACGATATCGATGCGTGGCTGCATGACTTTGATGCACTGACCACCGATGTGATGGGCGTCGGTCCCGTACATGCGGGTTTTTGGGATGCGTGGCAGTCTATCGCCACGGATGTCCTGGCGGCGATCAATGGCCAGCCGGTTACGCTCGTCGGCCACTCTCTCGGTGCCGCTATCGCTTTGTGCGCAGCTACCGAGATGACTCTCTCTGGCATCATGCCTATTGCTGTCTACGGATTCGAGTCGCCCCGCATCAGCCCCACGTCCTGCGTTGCCGATCTGCTCAAGTCGATCAACCCGTGGCTATGCCGCAATGGAAGCGATCCGGTTCCTGATGTGCCACCACTATGGCGTGCCGGCGGGGTAGTGCGTCAGGTTGGAAAACCCGCGGGGCTGGTGCCGGATGTAGATGATCATTTGATGGATCGGGTGATCGCGTCTCTTGCTGTTAATCACGCCATCCATTAGAGGCATTTATGGCATCGCGGATGTGGTTTTCGCGGGGCTTGCTGTCATCCGCTGGCGCGGTAGTTTCGTCGCCGCTCGTCGGGCCGCGCCATTCCCATAGGCGGATCGTCAATCGATTGCGATAGAGGGCGTCCGGCTCTGTATTATTGCGCGGCAGATCAATGCCTTTCATCGCGCCAATCGCATCCAGACCGTACCCCGATTCGAGATGCACGGTTTGGCGAGGATCGATCCAACTAAGATTCAGCATCGCCGTATCCCTGCGCACGCAGCAGCGCCGAAAACTCGGGCGTTAGCGTGAACGTCGCCTTGCGGTCGGCGTCGACCGATACCGATTGCACATAATCCATGACCGGTGCGGGCGGCAAAGCTTTCATCAAGTCGACGAGCATCGCGTCTCGGGTCTCGGCATTGAGCGGCTTCCCGGCATAGCCGGATACCACTTGGGTGACTAACGAATGCTGATCCTTGTGAGCTTTGGCGAACTGACGCCGGTATGACCGCAGGCCGCGCGTGTTTAGGCGATTGGCGCGGGCCATTCTTTCGCATAGACGGCGCAGCTTGAGATTCATTATCCATTTCTCCCGGTGGTTCGCGTTATGGCAATATCAATCAGCTTGCCTCGAATATTTTTGATAGCCTTCGCATATCGCAGGGCCGCTGCCCGAGAAAAGTTGACCGCCACGAATTTCGTGCCCGTCTTATCGTTGGCCGCTAAGCGCATCAATTTCTCAAGACTGCCGAGTTCGTCAAACATATAACGTTTTCTGCCCATCCCATCTCCTCTCGCCAGTGGCGACGATCAATCCAGCCTTCCATCGCGGAACAGCTCAAGCGTCATCTCGCAATAGCGGCGTAAGAGGTCTATTTCCTCGTAGCTATCGATGTCGAAGATCGCCCTGATTTGCTCTCCATGACTATCGGGAGTGGTTGTTATGCAGAATCCCAGGGCCGGTAAATCTGGCTGCCCCTCAACCCCATTTTCTGAGGCAACAATAGATACTTCGACATCATCCGCTCGAAACCTTCGCGGCTCAGGGTTTGAATTGTCGAATCTTAGAATCAGAAGCTCACTGGAAGTCAATTTTATAGCCGACATCCTTTTCTCCCGCGCTCTTAGCGCATCAATTGCCCGAATACGTACCACCACATCCGCGTAAATATACGCTCGCTCGACATTGCCGGCGGCCCGGGCAGTTTTTCGCATGGAATTGAAAGTCTCGGCAGCTTTATCCGCCCAAGCCATCCCAATCCCCCGCGCAATCTCCGGCGTCAGCGGATCGCCCCAGCTCACACCTTCGGGGAGTGCTGCGGTGGCAGATTCGAAGTCTTCTTTGGTCATGATGGCAAATCCTATTTTGCGTTTGGATTGGCCGGCAGACAATGCGAAATCGACAGGCAGCCGGATTTCTCATTTACCCATACGACCGCCGTGTGCCCGCTCAATACTTCGGCAGGCGCTCGGGTGGTGTACCGCTTCGGGTCACCCTCCCCAAGAATTTCCCAGTAGTCAATCGGATCGCCAACCCCCATAATTGCATTGAACGCGTCTACTTCTATCTGTGGGTTTTTTCGCTTCATTTTTGACTCCAAAAACTGTTCATAATTCCGATCAGTACGTAGTAAATATAAGGATGTTTGGGCTATATTTTTAAGGTGAATTATGAACAATCACCATTTAAAATTTCCTTGAGCACCTTATAAATACTGGATTTTCTCGATACCAGACTGCATGCATGGGGTCCAGGTGGTCGGAGGTTCAAATCCTCTCGCCCCGACATTAAACCCTTGATTTATATAGTACTCGTAAGGCCGTATGGTGATCGGTGTTCATAACCGATCATAATGCGGCCTTTACTTTTGTCACTGTTCGCGCCTTGCGATAGTGCGCGGTCATACCTTCTGTGGCGTGTCCGGCCAGTGCCTGAGCCTCCTTCGCGTGCTCCATGTCCGTCAGTGCTTTAGCTCGCAAATCGTGGATGTGCGCGTTGTGCAATTTGGCACGATCGCGAGCTCGGCGCCACGCCGTTTGTAGGCCGCTGTAGGTGAATGGCTTGCCGTCCTGGCGGTGAATCACCGGCCCAAGTTTAGCGCGGCCGCACCGGTCCAAAATCTCGCTGAGGATCGGACTCATCTCGATCAGCAGCCGAACCCCGGTGCTGTTCACGGTCTTGGCGGGGTGGAAATAAATCCCGGCATCACTCACGTCAGACCAGTCGAGCGCCAGCAGGTCGCCCACACGTTGCGCGGTCGCCAATGCCAAGTCTATGAATGCGCACACCATCGGGCCGCTGACGTTATCCCGCTCATCCTTGCCGGTCAGTGCGCCGTGCTTGATCTTGATAATCTCGCTGTCGGTCAGGTATCGATCGCGTTTCGGTGCGGGCTTGAACGTCAAAGACTGTCGCGCAGGGTTATCATTCGGCCAGCCGGTGCTTGCGCCGTAGGTGAATAGCATGGCCATCAGAGAGCGGTACGAATTTGCGCTGCGTGGCTTATCTTTCCACTGGCTACAAAACGCGTACACGTCGGCCGGCGTGACCTGGGCCACATTGAATTCGCTAAAGGCCGTGGCGATGCCGTCCAACATGCGCCCGTAATCGTCACGGGTCTTCTCGGCGTAGGCGGGCAATTTGTCCTTGCGCCATTCCTCGATCAAACACTGCATCGCGTCTTTGCCGGTCGGCGCCACGCGCAACGTGTATTGCTGCATGGCAGTGGCAAATTCGCGGCCCAGGTGAATAAATCGCGTGTCCGGCTTGGCCAGATAATAGGCGCCGTGCCGAAAATGCATCTTCGGCGGCAACAGATTGCCGAGCGGGTCGCGCAGCTTTTTGCGTGGACGGCTCATTTTGCCAACCTCAGTTGCGGGCGTGGCGCGATCACGGGCGCCTCGATATCCTTGACGAACACCACGCACTGATTCGCGGCGTTGATCGTCGCCTTGATGCCATGCTGCGCGAACCAACGGGCCTGGCGCTTGGCTTGGTGCAAGCCCGTGATATTCACCACCTCTTCCGGTTTCAGTATCATTCTAAACCCCAAAATCTGCGAGTCGTCGCAAGTAAGTCGTTCATCGCTTCACTCATTCCCCCATCTCCCCACACCAATCACAATCCCCACCCAGCCCAATACCATGCTGGCAAGTGCGGTGCTCGTCGTGGTATTCGGGCTCGGCCCAGTCGTCGGGGTCGGTCATCTCTGCTCCGCTGGGTAGATAAAATTCGGATCAGTCGCCCACATCTTGTGCTGCTGCTCGGCGTCACCGGCATCGATCTTTGCCTTCAACCGCTGGGCCGCGTCGCAGAGCCGGTTATAGGCTTCGACGGTCCCCATCTGCGTTTCCAAATCGCGCACTGTACCGAGCAGACCGTATTCGCAGGGGCGCATGATGCGGCGGGGCGCAGGGTCGATCGCCCTTTTTGCTGCCCTTAAATCTTTCCGCAATTTCCGCAGTTGACCGATAAGGACTGTCGGCGATATCGAGCTGAGTAACTTGGTTTCCTCGGCGTAAGAAAATTCGTCGATCGACGCGAAATAGCGGAGTCTGTCGTGGTCTGCCGCTGAAATCACCACCATTTCCTTGCGCTCGGCGCGCGGAGTGTTGTCTTGCGTGTAGCAAACATTCTCACCCGGCCCCTCCAAGATTTCGGGCACCCACCCGGTGCTGGTCGCCTGCTCGCTGCTCGCATCTACCGGCGCAGCGACGGGCACAGCCCCCTCGCTCTTGTGGGCGAGAGCGGCTTGCCACCCTTCCCATGCAGATTGAACGCAAGGATTCGAGTAATCGCCGGTTTCGTCACGCGACAATTCCGATGCCGCTTCGATTTTTTCAAACGCCTCGCGGCTATCGCTAAGTTCGTTGCTCATGATTGTTCCTTTTTATGGACAGCACAGATGCGAGCCGCCGCACAGTTCTTCGGTGGCCCAGGCATCGCCGTTTTCTAAAGCTTTCTTGGTGACCATTTCGTCTTTGCCACAGCCGATGCAATGCAAGTACAGAACGTCTTCTTCTGTGGTCTCTGTCGTTATCGGCTGGCGCAACCAAGCATCAAAGTTCAGCATCTCAATCCTCCAGTGCGCGTTTAATCTGCTTCGCGTCTAGACCGGCTTCTCGGCACCCGGCCTCAGTCGCGTGAAAGAACGTCATGCTGCCGTCACGCTGGGCCGCCACAACCAGACCGAGGCGCTCCATCCGGCACATCGATTCGTATGCCTCGCCAACAATCCCTGACGCGTAGTGGTTTCGATAACCCCAGTTCCGCATCGGTCTATCAGGACCAGCACCGAGCATGTGCCATAGCCTTCGCAGGTCCGATACGGTCAGAACTTCTTCGCTCATCCATCCCAACCCCTTCGCAGCCTTAATGGCAGCGTCGATCACGTCATGCAGTCTGTCGGGCTCGTTGCAGCACTGGGGCTCCATATCGAAACCATCTGCCCTTGGGCACTCGCAGCAAATTTGCGTGTCCGGAATATTCTGGCGAACTCGCTCAAGCGCTGCTAGTAGTGCTGCATGCGAGGCGGCGAGGGCGGCAATATCATGCTTCGCATCCTTAAAGGCAAAGCAGATCGCAGCGGTGGACATTTCGCTCATGACATCGGGTGAGCATTTTGCCCAACGCTCGATAGATCGAGTCAGTTTCATCACGCACCTCCCTTAGCCGCCGACTGAGCGAGCAATCTTGCTCTCTTGATCAGGACCTCTCGCCGATATGCGCCGAACAACAGCCCCGGTCCTTCGTGCGCATATTCGCGAGCCGTTTCGATAACGTCGCTTCTCATGCTGTGGTGTTGCCAGCACATGCATGGCACATGCGCCTCTACAAAGTCGCGCAACGCCAAGCATCGCGAGCAAGTTCGATAGGTGCCCCACGCGCCATCAAAGAACGATCCAACGCGCTCGTATTGCTCGCCCGCCAGGATCGGCGTGCTGCACTCGCTGCACTTATGCTGCTTGCGCGCAATAATGCGTTTTGCAACATAAACGGCCGCATATTCGTCGTAATCACAAGAGCAACTCACTTAACCTCTCCCCGTACCAAATCTTCCATAGAATCCCCGCTCGCTACCGGATGCATTGCCTTCCTCGCTACAAATTCCTCGTGCGCGTCGCCAGCCTGTATCAAGTCCCATCGCGGATGTTTAAGCGCTTGTTTGATTGCATAGATGACGACTGCGGCAGCTAGGAGGCAGAAAGTGAGGGCGATGTAGTGGGCGAGATCCATTTTCTTCTCTCAATAAGAGGCGCCACACTGCGCGCCGAAGGGGTTAGGCGTGTTCGGCTTCGAGGTGGGCGGTGTCTTGAAACGTCAGTCGCTTGTATGCGGCGCGAGCCATGCGCACGTCGTTTGCGCAGTACTCGGCCACTTCGGCGATACGGCCGGCAGCGACCATATCCCATACCTTGGAGCCGCCCACACCGTCAGTCTTGCCGGGAATGCCCAGCGCGTCGCAGAGCCGGTCAAGCCCCACTGATCCCTTGAACCCGGCCCATCGCGTCATGGTGTCGAAAACGTAATCGTCCCAGGGGCGTGCGTGAAACGGGATGATTGACGGCGGTTTGATGCCCAGCACGACCGCACGCTGGAAGATGAAGCGCAGATCAAATTCGGTCACATAATGGCCGATAAACACCGGGCGACGGTCGGAACTTGGCGTGTACACATCCTTGATCGCGTCGAATGCGGATCGCAGCACCTTGGCTTCGTCATGCGCCCAGTCTTCGGAATAGAATGTGACCGGCTCGGCGTCGTCCAGTGCAATGCCGATCACGGCGATTTGACCGGATCCGCCATCGAATGAGGTCTTGCGCCACTGTTCTTGCGCGGACTCCTCGAGCTTTTCATCGCGGAAGCGTTCCACCCACATTGCAATCGCGCTGTCTTTCGACGTGTACTTGATCTTGTCCGCGTCAGTCATGCCGAGGTCAGCGCAAGCCTTTTCCTTCGTCAGCGTGGACGGGGCCTTGAAGTTCTCGCGCAGATCGGCGCGAATGGCTTCGAGCACGGCGGGGTTGGTCGAGGGTATGGTCTCGATGTCCAGAGTCACATTCATTATCGCCTCCTTAAATGATTGACCAGGCTGCGCGCGCGTAAGCCGGGGCGAATGGCACGTCATCATTGAAGCCTGCGTCTGCTGGCGGATCGCCGTAGTCGTAATCTTGATGGGATGCCGCAGCGGGACGTTTCTTCATCGGGCGGTCAGCGAGCTGCGCAACCCGCAATGCAAGCGCCTCAGGCTTCGTCTTGCCGTTCAGGATTTCGGCCGCCACCAGTTCCGTGCCAGCCTCAAACACGCCGACGAGTTTCGCGGTCCATGCCGTCTGACCTTGATTTTTGCGGCTTTCCTCTTCGGTCTTCTGAAGCAGGAAGCCGATTGGCTTGTTGGCCAGCTCAGGAAACACCTGGCCCTGCTCGGTGTATTCCTGCTTCGTATCCTTGTTCCAGCGCTTCACCGGCCCCGGAACAGGCTTGATGCCGCGCAGCTTCAGGCACGTCATGAGAGCCATCAGCAGGTCATAGCCAGACAGCTTTTCGCCGTCCTTCTTCATCGTATAGACGTACTGGCGAGTCTCCCGGCCATCGTTGGCTTGCAGGTTAAGGACAATGCCGCGCGTCCCCGTCTGTGCCTCGATATCCTCTGCATAGAGAATCTTGCCGATGTACTTGCCAGTTTCGTTGAGCCACTTGCCGGTGGAGTCGGCATTCATCGCGGCTTGCTTGTCGAGTTGATACATGTCTGATTTCCTTTAGGCTGCTTGCTTGAGGTCGTAATAAGCCGTGATGGCTGCATCCACCATCGCGAGGTCATTCTCGATATGGTCGGATTCGAAAAGGCCCAGCGGACTCTTTACTGTGTCCTGGCCGTTGTTCCTGGTGCTGAACGTGTACTCGCCGTTCGTCACGCCAGTGCGTAGAACGATAGTGACAAGTCCCTCCATGACGATCTTCTCGTCCAGAAGCTTGCCAATCGTCTTGATCTTGGTCTTTCCGAAGTCGTCGGTGCTGGTATGACTGAGGATGTACACGCGCTTGTGATCCGGCAACGAGCTCGCCGCCATGAGGATGTCCCAGGCATGGCGGGCGATTTCGTTGTACTTGGCGAACGCACCATTACCCGTCTCAACGTCCGTCACACGCCGCATAAATTCGTTGGCGAGGCAGTATTGAAAATCATCAAGCACAATGATTTCCTTTTCGGTGCGCTGCATGGCGGCCACGATGTTTGCGCTGTTATCCGTCACGTAGACAGAACCACCCTTACCCTTGACGATTGGCTTCCATGCGCCAGATCGGAATGGCAGCGGCTTTTTCACCGCCTGAATCAAAAGGGTCTGGCTCGGGTCCAGATTGCGCAAGCTGGTCGTCTTGCCGGTCCCGCTCTCGCCGATGATTAAGGTTGCGATGCTCATTTTCTGATTCCTTGTTTGATTGAAATTGCTCGTCTAGCTCTTCCTGTTGCCGCCAATCTGCTCCATTGCCCGTGTCCATAAGAACCTCCTACAGCGGTGCGCCGACCAACTCCTCTCCGACACTGACAAGCTTCTCGAACAGAAAGCTTTGCAGCTCGCGGGTCAAGTCTTCCCAGCCATGGCGCAAGTGGATGTATTCCTCGATCACAATAAACTCCGGCCCTAATCTTCTTTGCTTTCATCGATCTTCCTGAAAGGGTATTTTTCTTTGTTCGGTTTTATTGCGCGATAGAAATGCGATCCGATCGACTCGGCACTCTTGAACTGGCTGAGATCGTCGGTCGTGAAATTGCGGTAGTGATACAAGCCCGCTGGCGCACCGTCCTTGTTCTTGAAACGGATGGCTAGCGTCTGCGTTTCTGCATCGTGGCCGATGCTGTGGATTTGCGACGACTTGACGGCATCCATTGCGATTTGCGGCGTAGTGGTGCTCATGCTGCCACCCCGCTTGCGTCGAACGTCAGACATTTCAATTTCGACAGCGCATCGTCGATCTTGGCGGCGGATGCCTCGAATTCCTTAACCAGTTTGTCGCGCTTGGCAAGCAAGCATTGCACTTGTCCTTCGACAATATCGACATCGGGCGCATCGACTTCGATGGTGTGCTGGCACAGCGGCACATAGCCTTCCGAGACCCAAAACTTTGTTTCCGTGCCGCTCCAGAAACTGATCTGCGGCTCGTCCGGGTTAAATATGTTCGGCTGTGCATACAGCCATCCGCGAATGACTATCTTCATTTCCTTCTCCTATCGTTGTTTGGGTGATGCTTTCAGGGCTGCGTCCTGCGGCCTGTCATGTCCGCAGGATTTAAAGCGCTTCTCAGATCGGATCAGTTATCCAGCGACGCACCCCGGATTTTTCGCGCTGACCCTAAGCTCCACGCTGCGCAGCCCTGAAAGTCCCGGAGGATCAGCGCTCCGGGCCGCTCTCAGTCCATGCTAAAGCGGCATGTCGCTTTCTTGCTTTTCGTGGCGCTGTAGATATCACTACAGCGCGCCTTTACAAGGCCATTCAGGCCGCCGATGCAGGCTCAGATATTCAAAAGTTTGGACGGTTGCATTCGCATGTCGATCCCCTAAGTTGTTAGTGAGATGTCCGGTCGACTCACATTCACCTACTGAAAAATCCACCAAGCCAGCACTACAATCCAAAGCGCCGATAGAAGCAGAACGGCTTTCAATGCTGCACGTATTTCTTCAAAATTAGGATCAAGAAGCAGGCGACAATGCCCATGCCGATGGAGGTTTTCGGGTGCTTATCGCACCAAGCGTTGAAGCGGTAAATCAAGCTCGGGCGGATACGTTTCAGATCGACGTTAGGAGAGAGATTCATGCGTTCACCTCATTGAATTGATTCGTCAATATTGACGCGCGAGCAATTGCCTCAGTCAAAAATCCCGTATGCTCACGACCTTTGATCGCGACAATGGCCTTCCGGCAGGCGCTGATCAGATCAGCATTGCTCGTGCGCAGCCGCTCGATTTCATCTGCTGCTCGACGCGATTCAATCTCCCGCCGCTTTATTGCCGTCATGTGCTGCTCTAGTGGATGCAACGGGATTGGCTCACGAAGCAAGGCGGCATCGAAAATATCGCTCACAATGACACCCCATGCGCAATCGCCCGGACCTGATCATCCCAAGGCACAATCTGATCGATCAGGCGATCAAATCTAGACGGCAGCGGCTCGCGCAAATGATGCGGCTCGACAGCAAACATGCGCCCATCGCATGATTCAATGCCGTAGCCGAGCCACGTAAATTCCTCGCCCGTACTTTGATGAATCTTTTTATGTACGCCATAGCCGATCACGATCTTGCATTGCGTGCCGTTATACGCCGCTTGCGCTGTTTTGCCGCGCTGCAAGATGGCGATTGTTCCGACTGGAAATTTTTTCATGTCAACCTCGCATCCATAATTGCCGTTGCTTTCGCGTCAGCCATTTTTTGAAACGAAATCTTGAACATCTCACCAACCGGCATCACAAGCGTGCCGATGTCGTGACCGAAGCTCGTATAACCTGCATGAAACACGATGGCCTCGGTCAGGCCCCAGCACTCCATCGCGATCTGCAAGTCCTGGACTGTAGGCGCTGACATCAGCCGAAAGAATTCAGCCCTGACAAGTCGGTCATGTTCTGTGTCATAAGCTTCAATCAACGCATTCGTGCGCTCGGCGGCAGCGAAAATTGCCTCGCTGGCGTAGTCAGCGGCTGATTCGGTTTGGGCGAGGTTCATTTGATCCTCCTACGATAGTTCACCGCGATGGTCGGCGATGGAGAAGAGAAGGATTTCGCCGTCGGCAAGCGGAGGCGGTTGAATCTGTTGCATGACTACTCCTTATGGTTGTTAAATCAGCACCAGACCAGACGGTCGTTTTCTTTAAGTGCTGCGCTTGGTTTCGACAGGTTTAAGCAAATCGCTCTCAGCCCACCCACGACGCAACCGGCTTCGCACGGCCCCCACATGTATTCCAGCCAAAGCGGCGGCGTCCGTCAGAACCATCACGCCCCATGGCGTATTTATGAAACGATTTCTGCGGTTGTTTCTTGCCTGCTGTGCCCTAGTAGCCCACCTGCAGTTCGCTTTGCAGTAACCAAGATCATTGTCGATTCGGTCTATTGAATAATCGCCGGAAGGCCTCGGCCCCATGTCTGCAATGAACTGCTCGAAACTAGCCCATTCGGCACATACATCTATTCCTCTGGCGCCATAATCCTTATAGGCCGGGTCACTTTGGTTTCGGCATCGAGCAAACATTGATGCCCACACCGAGTATTCTTTGACCTTTCTTCCACCGGCAGTGGCGCCGTGCGTTGTGTTCATGGCCGAGGCAGCTTCTCGCTGCAGACACCCGCACGACCTCGATCTCCCGCCGGTCAAAGTCGCTCCGCGCATCACCACCGACTTCCCGCATTCACATTCGCATAACCAACGCGCGTTCTGCTTTTCATCAATTCGATCAAACCCGACAACCAAGAGGCGGCCGAATTTTTGCCCCGCTAGATCCTTGACTCGCACTCTCATTTCGATCTCGATTAAGTTCATCCTTATGCAGCTACTGGAAATTCAACACCACACGATTTGTTCGTACGAAACACTTCTTCGGTAAATCGAAGGCTGCTCATATCGCCCGAGCCGCTCGCTCCAAACTTGATGCGGCCATGTGACGTATTCCATGTACGCATGCGATAGCAGAATCAGAATGGTGCGCATTTCAGGCTCCCGTTATTAGGATGACTAACCGCATCCCACTCAAATAGAATGGAATCTGGTGAATCAGCGCAGCGTCCTGGCGACACCCGAATTGAATCGGCTCCGGGTCCGCTGCGCTCTTCGTTGGGCGGCGATGCATCTGCTCAGTAGCCAAAATTCGGCCTAGCGTGAGGTGCATCTCCCAACTAACGACCTGATAAGGCCGGCAGGGCGAGTCCCTCTCGGGAGGCCGCTGCATAATCGATTGTTAAAGACCGTTCGCAATTCCGCCTCTGGCGGGTGCGGGTACTACTAAATCGCTTTAGTCAGCAACCTCGTTGAAGTCGCTGAGTACTGCGATTGCCTTGTCTACGTCTTAGCCGAAAAACGGCTTGCCGAAAAAGAACGGGTTGCCGGTCTTTTCCTTAATCAGGTCGATTACGGTAATGGCGGCCGCTTCGAGCACTTTGTCCTGGCGGATAAGCTCAAACCAGAACGCGAGCTTGCCGTCTCGAACGCGATAACGCAGGCGTGCATCGATCTGGTACGCATCGCCGCCCCAAAAAACCGGTATGCCGATCGCGAACCGCTCGAACACCTGCATTTTCTGCAGCGTCTGAGCGTCATCGTCTTGCACGAATTGGAGATTCAAGCCGCCGTTCTGCAGGCGGATCGTGCTCTTGAAGCGCATGTCTTGGTTGGCTTCGAACGACATTGCCATTTCCAGCATCGCGGAGCCGGCTGGGAAGCCGCTATCATCGGGCGATGCGATATCTTTGAGGTTTTCCTCAATGAACGCGGCAAATTCGGCTTGCGTGAACGGATGCTTATTCTTGCCGATCCAGCGGCGCCACTCTTCACTGAACTCGGGCGAGAAAAATGCTTTGTGATCGCGCCACGCTGCTTTTTCCGGGTCTTCGCCGTTATCGTTGATGATCGCGGTGAAGTCGACCTTGCCGTTCGTGTAGTCGGCGGTACACCAAACCGTGCTGTCAGTCAGCGAGCCGTGGCGCTTCACGTAGCTGATAAAGCTGTCGCTGTCGCGCAGGGAGACGACGGCCTTTTTGCGCAACGGCGCAGGCTGCAATGCGGCGTCGTCAAACTCTTTGATCAACCAGTTCGGCGGCAGCGCAACGCGCCGCTGCGTCTGATTGCTGACTAGCTCTGTCGGCGCCTTCATTTCTTGGGCGAGCGTTTGAGCTAAGTTTTCTTGTTCGTGGTCCATGGGTGGTCAGTCCTAGTGTCTGTAAAAAGTTATGCCGTTTTCAGGGCGGACGGCGCTGCATCGGAAGCGCCTTCGACGCGCTTCAAATCGAGCTTGGATTGGCGCGGATCGTCAGCGATCAGGTTGCCTTCGGGCGTGGCGAACAACATGACTTCGAAGGGCTCTTCGGCCGGCTTTTTCAGCGTGACCTTGCCAGTGATGTGCATGGCGCCACCGCGCGTAGCTTTTTTGACCAGCACTTCAAGCGTGAGCTTTCCGGCTTTGCCGCTGGCATCAACAGCCGAAACCAACTCGTTCATCTTGTCGCTGGCTGTATCGATGAACACGCCACCGCCGATATGGCGCAGGGTGTCCGTGATGGGTCTTATGGTCATTCCTATCCCCTAGTTAGCGGCACCATGCCGCAATTATCAAAACTTCAACCCACGCACCATCTCGACCAGCATCAAAGCAAAAACGAGTGCTGCGAGGATTCCGTCTATTTGGTCGATAAGGGTCATGGCGGACTCAGGCAGTCTTGCGCCGAATCACGCAACCCGGGTAATTCGTTTCCAGATGCGACTTCATGGCACGCATGTCCGACTCTTTGTCGAACTTCACGAAGTCAACCAACTTGCTTCCCTCGAATGCGCCGAGCACGATGCGGCCGGCGGCAAATGCTTTAGCGGCTTCTTCGATGTTGTTGGTGACAGTGGCTTGCATTCTTCACTCCATCTGGATGCAGCGATGTGTGCTGCTGATGGAAATAATATTACCCCACGGGTAGCAATTCCGATAGCCCCTTAGGGTAATAAAGTCGATGAATTATTTCTACTGCCAGGGTAGTAGCGATAGATAAAAAAATACCCGCGGTCGGCGGGTCTGCTGGAATTGGCGTAAAAAAGCCCGCTCGGGGCGGGCTAGGTGTTGCGGGTTGGCTCTCGCCGTAGTTACCGGCCTACAAAGCTATCTCCGCAAGGATATTCGCGAACGTCTGAACGTCTAGCGCGCCTTCTGCGACCTCAACCATTAAATCCTCAAGGCCCTCGTTTCGCTCAACATTGATGTCCTGGAGCTTGAGGTAGGTGAGGGCGGCTACGAGGCCGGTGCGCTTGTTGGCGTCATTGAAAATGTGCCCTCGCGATATGGCGACCGCGTATATTGATGCGACCCCGAAGACGTCTGTGAGGTCGGCATAGGTGGCCCAGTTATCCACACGCAGCAAAGCACTCTCTAGACCAGCAAATCCCGGCCCAGCGAAACCTTTGAGCCCTGGTTCGTCGCGCAATATTTCGTCGTGGATTTGCAGGACAAAATCCGCGTCTAACATGCGCTAGCGCTTCGCGAGTGCCTTGATTACGTCGTGATGCTCTTTGATGACGGCGCGGGCCGCAGTGACGACCATGCGGCGATCGGACTCGCTTGCGACGCGCACGATGTTTTTGGGGGTGATCATCGGACGAGCAGAATCACCGACGAAAGTCCTCTTCGCGTTTTTGGTGTTCATATGGCTCTCCGGTTAGTGTAGGTGTTGCGTATATTCACCATGATACACAACTTTTTATAGTGATGTGACGTGTTCCTACACCACTTCCTGGCGAGACACAACTGGCTTAGTTGGTTGCGCAGCCTCAACGCCTCCGATACTTCCGATGCTCGACCATTGTGCCGATGATATGCATTTTGTCACGCTCACTCTGCAGGGTGGCGAAGTCCTCGTTTAACGGCACCAGCTCGAATACCTGGTCTCCGTGCTCATTGGATCCGCGCGGGCGGTATTTCTTAAAAGTGGCCTCTTCATGGCCGTTCTTGGCCGCCACGAAGTCGCCGGGTAGGGGCGCCACCGCAGGGTCAATAATGACCTTATCGCCCTCGCGGAACTCTGGTTCCATCGATAGCCCCTTGATAACGAGCGCGAATGCTCCCTCCGAAACGTCCGCGTCCGTCATGATTTTTTCGAACCCGTCGCCCAAGGCGTAAGGGTCAACAACTTCGGTCATCATCCCCGCCTGTATATAGCTTATGACCGGTACTTCGCGTTTACCCAGCGGCGCCGGGTCTACGTTTTTGTCGAACTTTTTTCGTTCGTGTTTATCTAGCGTATCCCCGGGCGAATTAAGCGCTTCTTTAATTATGCCGTGGTTACGCCCTATGTTTGGCGGATCGAATTTCCCTGAACTATGGTCAGAGTCCATCCAGAAGTCAGGCAGCCCAAAAGCTTTCTCGATTTTCCTTGCTGACGCCGTGCTGATCGCCTTGCGCCCAGCTATCCAGTGATTCACAAGGGTCGGCCGGTCGTACCCGAGCTTGTCAGACGCGGCAGTTTGGCTGTTTTCGTAGCGCTCTCGGATCACCTTTTGCAGGTTTTCGCGGCGCACCTCTTCATTTGATTTCATGTCGATATTAGGCCATTTGTTACCCAATAGGTAAATTGCCCAGCAGGGTAGTAAAATCCGCTTGCAACTACCGTACGGGTAATATATATTTTGGTCATGAGACCGACCGAACCCGCCAATTTCAAGAGCTTTTACCGCTCACTAGACGCCTCCGCCAAGAAACCCTTTGCCGAGGCGGCCAAAACTACTGTTCGGTATATCGAAACGCATCTGGTCTACGCCAGAAAAATTCCTAGCCCGACGAGAATGGAGTGGTTGCACCAGGCCTGCCTTCAGTTCGGCGCGCAGTTTAGCAAAGCTGACTTGATAGCTTTCTTTTACGAGCCAAACAAGGATCGTGAAATCAAAGGGAAGGACGCTGTAGATAGCGCGATCGCCTCGGATGACGCACAGCCGCCCACCGCTGGCGAAATCGACGAAGACACCCCTAAGTAGTACTAATTTCATAATTCCCACCGGTTTTGCTTAAAAGCTGACACGAGGACCGCCACGATGATTCAAGTAAAGGACATGAGCAAGGACGTTACCCGCCAATCCATCGGTGGATTCGGCGCTTTGGTCCCCGACGTAGCGCGAGAGGTCGGCGAGGCTCGCCCAGCGAAGCCACTCGCGGACTGGGCGCTGATCGCTGGCTTCGTCGCGGTGCTCGGGGCCATCTTCTGGAGCGCGCTCTTCTATGCAGTGGATCTGGAAACGTTCGCCGAGCTGGTCGTTTTGTTTGCCCTGGTTGCCTCGATGTTTCCGGCTGATGCTGTTTGGCGGTTGGTGGGGTAAGTAGGGCATTAAGTTTTCTGAGGGGCTGGTTATTCGGCCCCTTTATTTGGCTCCTAGCCCAACAGGTAATTCAACAGGTAATTCGATTGGATTTTTATATGAGCCCCAGTAACGACGAGCTTCACATGATGGGCGGAATGATGCGCTCCCCGGCCTTCCTGCCGGACGCACAGATCAAGGAATGCGTGACGTTCCGTGATGCGGTGCGCCTTGCGTGGCGCCATCGCCGCATCAAGGCCATGACGAAAGCGACCTTTGCCGAGCGCTGCGGGCTGTACGCCTCGCACGTCACGGACTATTTCAGCCCAACCGATACGCACGCCGACGGTCGCGCGCGCCGCTCACTTCCGGCCGAGAAAATCGCGGTCAGCGAGGGCGAGCTCGGCAACCGCGCGATCACGCAATTTCTGGTGCGCCAAGTCGAACTGACGCTGATGGAAGAGGTTCTCGACGCCAGGAAAAGCGCATGAACTATGCCGAGGCCAAGCGCATTTGCGCTGAAGCTTTCGCGCGCGCGGCCAAGCCGGGTCGGTCGCCGGATGACGTTCGGCAAGAGGTCGCGCTCGCCGCGGCTGTTGATAAAACGCTGATGAGCGCGTTACTTATTGTTGCGTCGAAAGGGATGGATTCATGAGCGATTGGCTCGACAAATGTCACTTCGGCGATTGCCGCGACACGATGCGCCGCATGATCGCTGATGGCGTGAAGGTGCAAACGATCGTTACGTCGCCGCCGTATTGGGGCCTTCGGGATTACGGCGTTGACGGGCAGATCGGCATGGAGCCGACGTTGCGCGAGTTCATCGCCGGCATGGTCGAGGTTTTCAGGCTCTGTCGCGAAGTGCTCGCCGACGACGGAACGATGTGGGTCAACATGGGCGATTCGTATTTGGAAAACAAGCAGTTGGCGGTTCAGCCTCACCGGCTCGCGATTGCCCTGCAGGAGCCCTACTACGCCGGCAAGATCAAGAGGGAAGCCGACCGCGCGTGGTTGGGCGCGATGATCGACGGGGAAGGCTGCTTTTTCATTCACAAGCGAAAGGCTGGATCCAGCGCACATTCTCGGTTCACCCGCGCCGATGGCACGGAAGCGAACTATGTTCGCAAGGTTGACACCTACGGGGTTGGGTTGGAGATATGCAACACACAGAAAGCGATCATCGATCGCGTTCAGGAGATTGCAGGGTTCGGCACCATGACCACACAAAGCCCCGCGCAAAACAATCGGCGCAAGCAGACCATTTATCGGTGGAGGCTCGCCCCGAACGAGGTGAAGATTCTGGCTCGCGAGGTCTATCCGCATCTGGTTGGGAAGCGCCAGCAAGCTCGGCTCATCTATAACTGCCCGTCAAGCGGAGAGGCTGGGGCGACTGCGCATCAAGCCATGATGGACTTGCACAACGGCATTGCGACAGATGTGGACTACCCTGCGCCGCCCACTCTTTTTGAGCCCGGTTTCTACCTGCGGCAAGACATCGTATGGGCGAAAAAAAACCCGATGCCGGAGTCCATCAAGGACCGCTGCACGAAGTCGCACGAGTACTTGTTCTTCCTGAGCAAGCGGGAACAGTACTTCTCCAATTTTGAGGCTATTAGAGAGCCAGCATCATTCGGCGCGACACCATCGGGCGTCGGCTTTGGGCATGGATTTGATAGCCCCGAGCGGATCCAACAGCGCGGCCGCAGCAAGCGCGATAGTTTCAAGCGCGATAATAGCAAGCGAGCTTCCGCTATTCCCGGCCAATCTGTCGGCACACATCGGCCCGACCGAGTGGAAAGCGATTGGGACGTGCTGACACGCAATAAGCGCAGTGTCTGGACGATACCTACTCAAGCATACGCTGCGGCGCACTTCGCCACATTCCCAGAAACCCTGGTCGAGCCGTGCGTAATGGCCGGCAGTCGGCCCGGCGACATCGTATTTGACCCCTTCTTTGGCAGCGGCACTACCGGATCAGTTGCGCAACGGCTCGGGCGCCACTGGATTGGTTGCGAGCTGAATTCTGCTTACGAGCCGCTGCAGCGCGACAGATTGCGCCAGCCCGGCCTTGCATTGGAGATCGCATGAACGATCGTACGCCAGACCTTTTTAAACAGCGCTCTCTTGAAGACGCCAATCTTGATCGCATGGCCGAGAACATCGGGCGGCTCCGCGACAAAAAAGCTAAACGGCAGCAAGCGCATCTTCTTTGCCAAGCGCTGATTCGTATGATCAAGAGCAAATGAGCCAAGGCGCGCCGTGCAAGATGCTTCCCCGCAACTCGAAGACGGATATACCCGGATCGCTAACGAGCTTTTCGAGGCGGTTTTGGGTTATGGATTCACGCAACGACAGATTTTGGTTTTGTTGACCGTGCTTCGCAAGACGTACGGGTATGGAAAAAAAGAGGACGACATGTCAGCGGCACAAATAGGGCAGATCTGCAACACGGGTCGCAATCACGTTACCGAGGTGATTGGGCAGCTTGTTGCATTGAATGTGCTCACCCGTGCGCCAGGGATATTCGGACTCACACTCGGTATCAACAAAAACCATAAAAGCTGGGCAAAGGTAGTCCCAAAAAAGGACACCCTGTCCCGAATCGGTACTACCAAGGATAGTGTTGACCCTGTCGTTTTACCCAAGGAGTTGAGTAGTCCTAAATCGGGACTAGTCCCAGATCAGGACAAAGATAGTCCCAACTTAGGACAGGTCGGTAGTCCCAACTTAGGACACACAAAAGAAAACCTTTCAAAAGAAACTCAAAAGAAAGTTCGCGTCGCTCGGACCGAGGCTTTATTTGTCGACTGGGTTGCTTCCTGCAAAGCGGCTGGCGAGGACTTGGTTCGTGAAGACGATCCGATCTTCGACTATGCCGAAAAGCAAAAACTTCCGATGAGTTTTGTTCGGTATGCATGGCTTGAGTTCAGGCGAAAAAGCATCGAGGGCGGAAAGAAGCAAAAAGACTGGCGCGCTCACTTTCGCAATGCTGTCCGCGAAAACTGGTATCGCCTTTGGTTTGAAAAAGACGATGGCTTTTCCCTCACCACCCGAGGAATTCAGGTGCAACGTGAACATCAGGACGCAGCATGAGCGCAAGAGACAACCTACGCACCGTACCGCACAGCGCCGAAGCCGAGCAATCGGTACTCGGGGCACTGCTGATGGACAACGATTCGATCGACCGTATCGGCGACCTGAAAGCGGATCATTTTTTCCGCTTCGATCACCGCACCATTTTTGCCGAGCTGCTTGAAATGATCGTCGGTGGCATTGGTGCCGATCCGATCACGCTGCTTGAGCGCTTGGCGGCCAAGGGCAAAGCCGATGATATGGGCGGCTTGCAATACCTGCACAGCTTGGCGCACAACACGCCGAGTTCGGCAAATATCGCACGTTATGCATCGATCGTGATTGATAGGGCGCAGAAGCGCTGGCTGCTCACAGCGGCTTCTGAGATTGAGGATTCGGTCGGCTCCTCGGCTGATTCGGCCGAAGACCTTGTGGACCGTGCCGCGGCAAAAATCGAAGCGCTCACACAGGTCAAGACAAAATCCGAACCCCGCCGCGCGTCGGTCGGTCTGTCCGAGCACCTGAATTTGCTCGAACGCCGGTCTAACCGGTCGGAGCGCCTCATCTCTACCGGCTTGGAAAATCTCGACAAAGCATTGAACGGCGGCCTGCGTCCTGGCTGGGTGGTCGTGCTGGCAGCTCGGCCAGCGATGGGTAAAACGGCCCTCGCGCTGAACATTGCCGACCACGTGGCGATCGATCACAGTTCACTATTCCTGTCGATGGAAATGCCGGAATCTGAGTTGCACGATCGCAACATCGCATCGCTCGGCAAAGTTGCACTCGACAAGGTAATGCAAGCCCCAGAGGGCGACACCGAGTTTTGGGAGCGCGTCACCAAGGCGTGCGGCTCCATCAAAGACCTGAATCTGTTTATTGATGACCAATCGGGCCTACGCCTGTTGGATGTGCGATCCAAGGCGCGCCTCGTCAAACGCAAGAGCGGGCTTGACTTGCTGGTGATCGACTACATCCAACTTATGTCCGGCGACGGTGCGAATCGGAATACCGAGATCGAAGGCATTTCACGCGGGCTCAAGACGCTCGCCAAAGAGCTGGGTATCGCCATCCTGGTGCTGGCCCAGCTCAACCGCAAAGCCGAGGATCGCCCGGGCCTGCCGAAGCTATCCGACCTTCGCGACTCAGGCGCGATCGAGCAGGATGCCGATGTGGTGATGTTCTTGCACCGCGAGGAAATTGCTAACCCCGAGTGCGGCGACCAGTTCCGAGGATTTGCCAAACTGCGCATCGCCAAATTCCGGCATGGCCGAACAACCGATGTTGGCCTGACTTATGCCGGCGAGTTCGTGCGCTTCGGTGATCACGTCGGTTACTGGCCTGAAGCGCCGCAGCAAAAACAGTCTCGCGGAGGGTTCAAGGCATGACCACCAACCCCACCCCCAATCAAACCGTCAAAGGAGACGCAATGGAAATGACCGATTGGTTCCCGCCGGACATCAAGCCAGTTCATTCTGGCGTCTACCAAACCGAGTTCGCTGCCGGTCGCGGTGATCTCGGTTATTCGCGCTGGGACGGAGTGCATTGGAGGTATCAGTACCTTTCCAAGGCTATAGCCGCCGGAAGTGAGGGTATTGGCTCGCAAAACAAACGCTGGCGCGGGCTGGCGACTAAGCCGGAGGTGAATCATGGGTAAGTTGACGGGGTGGTTCCCGCCGGAGATCAAGCCGGCCAGGATCGGGCTATACGAATGCAAATGGAGTGACCTTAATTGGTATTGGAACGGCTCCGCCTGGAGAAATGCCGGAAATAGCTTCGACTGCACTTTGCAAAACCGCTATTGGCGCGGCCTCGCATCCGATCCTGCAAAGGGAGCAAATCATGATTAAGCCGCAGCTACCTTGGTTGGTCAGCGAAGAAAAAATACTGCGCGAGCGGTGGGAAGCCGGCGACCAGATGATCGACATCGCCGCAAAGATCCCGCGCCATTCGCTCGATGCAATCAGGAAGCATCGCGAGAAACTTGGGGTGAGTAGACCTTCTTGGTTCGTGCCATATCGCGAGTGCAAGTCTTGGACTGCGATACACCGTGCTTTAACGGCTAAGCCCGGCATGTCGATTTACGACCTAGTGGCGGAGACCGGATGCGCGAAGGCAACTTGCACACGCCTGATCGACTTGCACCACGGCCACGGCGTGTATGTGAAGG